AAAAGCATCAGGTGCTTCTCGTGCAGCTGAATTTCTAAAAGTTAACGTGTCGCCAACATTAATTTCCTTCGTCTGAGTAACAACAGCATTGTTTAGGCGCTCCATTGCCTGACGGCCTGCATACGGCCTGACATTGAGTCCAAGCGTCAAACCATTAATCTTGTCTCTTTTGTTTCGAAGTGACGCCTCGTCATCAAAGATTTGAACAATGTCGTACGGCAAGAAATACGGGGAACCGTTAGAAACTGGTGAATGACAACCAAAAGCACGCTGTGAGTTTGGCGTTCGAGTGCCACTTAACAACGGACGAAAGTTGTTCTTTAGTTGGTCATACGCAAGAAATACATCGCTATTAGTTTCAGCAGCCAATTCTCCCGCCATAGTGTTGACGTTATTTACGCGCCCACCATCGGCAGCGTTGTTTAAAAAATAGGCTCTATATCGTGCCTCTTGATAGTTACGCAATAGCTGATCGCCAATAGCCAAACCCTGTGGATCAGGAATCGCGGCAAGCTCTGACAGGCCCAGCGTGGTCAGCATCTTTAACTCTTGATGTGAACCAAGGCTTAACAACTGAGACCAAAGCAACAATCCTTTGACACGGATGCCACCTACAGTTTCACTGCTGCCGAGTAGCTGTTCACGTTTAGCAAAGGCAAGCGGAATAATGCTGCCAAGCGTTGCCAAATCCTGCAGGCTGTCAAAACCAAACAGCTCAGCAAACTTTGTTTGACCGCGAGTGTCTGCAGTCTTGATCGGACTTAATGGATCTTCTAATGAAGGAGGTTTAGGCGATAACAGTATTGAAGCTGCTGTTAAAACCAGGCTGATTGCAAGGTTGACAAGGAATGCTGTAGTAGCTGGCTCGCCAGTTGCAACAATTTCAGGCACCAAGTTATACTCTTTTCCACGCTCTTTAGCCTTACAGTCCGCTAACCGGCAAAATTCCCAATACTCCTCAATCGTTAGTCCTAACGCATCAATAATCTGTTGCTCTACCGGCAGTAAAGAGCGGCGGGAGTAAGAACGCTGCAGGGGATCCATGTCACTTGACGGTCTCTGAATTGCAGCCATCCGCCTTCGTAGAAAGAAGCCAACCCATAACTGCCGTCAAGACAATGGATTAAGCCGAGTGTGCCTACTCTAGCGTCACCTGACTTTCTGCCCCAACGTTCCAACTGCTCTGGAAACACCGAATAGTCCTTACGCCGCAAACGCCTGTACCAGGATCGCTCTGGAGCAGGCATGTCAATACCGTGCCAAGCCTGAACAGCTGTAGCCAAACTCAAGCAATCAGCAGCACCATGCTTTTCAGGTATCGCTCCAAGCCTGTAAGGCAGCCCAATCAGCTGATATGGCTCAATCAAGCGTTACTTATTCGAGAGGTAACAGGCAACGCGCCAACATCTTTAGATCGCAAAACCTTGTTTGGGATGGAGGAGGTCACCGCGTCGATTGCAGTGCTGAGTGCTAACTGCACACCCTCAACGTTGTAGTTGATGCTGGACGGTATCCAGTATTCAGTTGATAACGTGCGGTTAGGCAGAAACGTAGAAGGGTCCATTAACACCGTGTCCACTCGCACTGACCAAAAGCTTTCAACTGCCTCATACGCTTTTGCAAGGCTGAGTTGGTTATTAGCGAAGGTCAACAGACTTTCAATGTTGTCGCCACTTAAGGTTTTAGTTGCACCGTTATAGATAAACGGCAGGAACGCATAAGGGTTTGAATCAAACGTGATCGTGTTGGCAGTGTTGCTGTTTTGGTATCTGCCCTGATCAGCGCCCGCATTATCCTCAAAAAAGATAAATGTGGTAATTGCTTCGATCGTCATACGCCAACCCTGCTGCGAATGCTGCGCTTGTTCACGAGGTCACTGTAAACACCACGTTTGCCCATTTCAGCGCCACGCTTAGCCGCCTGAGCCATTCCCTTCTCAAACTCAGCAGCAGTGACGTAGTTGACGTTATTGATCCGTTCCACGCTGTAATTCACATCAATAGAACCACCGCCACCAGTCATACCGCCACCTGCATCACCGCCAGACCTATCAGGAATAACAGCAGCGCCACGAGCACCACGGGCGTAACGTCCCATGGCTTCATTCATCTTGCTTGCTGGAACGACGTACTCAGGTTCGCCACCTTCACCAATTAATGCGTTAGTTGGGCCAGTAACAAAACCACCTCTCGCTTTGGGGATAGGCGGAAGCTCCGGCGGCCCTTGTTCAAAAAAGTTTGGATTTTTTCCTAAGTTCACACCCTCCCCAGAGGTAACACCGCCTATACCAAGCGCCTTCATGATCGTGCCGTACAAAATCATTGCTAACTGCTGAGCAATAATCTTTTTCGCCATTGCCAAGAAATCAGAGGCAATAGATTTCAACATGTCTGCTAATGCTTCTTGCCCAGTCTTGGCACCAGTGACAACATCACCAAAAGCATCTGCAAATGCGTTACCAATAGATGTAGCCCCGGCAGCAACTTGATTTTGTATTTTTAAAAGCTCCTCAAGTTGCTTTTGCATTTGAAATCCAGGATCTGACTCACGCGCCTTGCGTGCATCTTCTTCTGCTTTCTCGCGATCTTTACGTGCTTTTTCTTCTATCTTCGCTGTGTTTTCTAGTGCCTCGTTGTAAGCAATAGCAGCGTTAACTTTTTCCTCAAGCTCAATCCTTGCCGCAATTTGTGCGTGTACATCCTCCTCTGCGAAACCTTTTGCATTCTCTGCAATTTTTCGCAGATCAATATTAAATTGAACCCTGCGTTTTTCTTCTTCATTAAGGGCTGCCGCCAAAGAAGCTTGGTCCTTTAAAGATTGAATTTGCTGTTGTGCTAACGCTGCTAAATCTTCTCCTGGCGGCTTTTTCAATTTCTTTAATTCATCTTCTGCTTGCAATTTCTTTCTAAACGCATTGACAGCATCCATATCAAGGGCTGCGCCCTGCGTTGGGTCTGTGTCAGTTGTTTGAATTTTTAATTGAGCACGACGTTTTTTTAACTCATCTATTTTCCCAATTAAACCATCAACAGATTTAGAGGCTCCATCTGTGCCCAAAATAAAGTCCAGCATGGACTCATACCAAGTAACAGTTTTATTATTTGCTTCATCTAAACGTGTCTCTAATTCTAGAATTTTGCCAGTTAGCTCTTCAACTGTTCCTTTTTCTACAACTGTATTATAATCTTCAACCGCTTTTACTAAATCATATTGCTGCTTTACCAAAGCCGTAACCGCTGCTATTGCTGCAACCCATGGCAACGCGCTTAAAGCCGCTTTTAACGCAATAACAGCTTTTGTTTTAAAGCCTGTTGCTGCCGCAGTTAAGTATATTTGAGCGCCAAAAGCCTTAAACAACGCTGTTTGGGCTATCAAAAACCCGCCAAGCTTGCTTGCAATCAATAAATCGTTTGCTGTTTTTAACGCATAAACGGCGGCAGTCGCTCCACCAATAGCCAAAGCTGTCTGACCTATTGGTGTTGGAATTTGAGATACAATTTTGACAAGATTTGCTAAACCGTTTGTGACTGCTGCAGCAGCAGGCTCAAGCCCTTTGCCTAAGGCTTCAGTAAGGTCATCTGTGTTTTCTGCCAATAAATCAACAGCACCCGCAAAACCAGTACCTGCCGCGCGTGCAGCGTCATCATATTGCCCCTTGACTGTCTCAAGGATTAAAGCTTGCGCATCTAATAAATTACCTGACTTGACAAGGTTTTTAATTGTTTTAGTTTGACTTTCGTTAAAAGTAATTCCAGAACGTGAAAGCGCCGTAAGCCCACGAGTTGGGTCTTCAAGTGCTTTAGCAAGTTGTACAGTCGCACTTTTAACATCAGTGCCCATTACCTGGGCAATGTTGGCGGCAACCTCAGAAACTTCTGTAAAAGAAGAAACAGCAATTGCGCGAAATGACGACAAAACATTAAATGACTGTATAAAGTCATCTTGAGAAAATAAAGTTGCATCCCCTAATTCGTCAGCAGCTTTTTTTAAGTCTTCAATCTGTGTTGAAGTAGCTCCTAGCCTTGTTAGCTGGCTTGTCAGCACTTTCACGTCAGCTTCTCTTTTTGCAAACTTGCTCAATGATCGATTGAACAACGTTGCCGCACCTGTAATAGCCACAACAGGACCAATTACAGAACGAAAGCTAATCCCAAATCTTTGTATGTTTGCGGTTGCAGTGGCTGTTTTTTTCGTTGTTGCATCAACCGTACGATTAAGCTTTATCGCTGCAGTGTTGACGTTGGTAAGCTTTCTGACTGCATCGCCAGAATCAACCCTGAGCTTTACGTTTGCCTCTGCCATAACCGCCCAGCAATGGCCTTATCCTACCGTCGTCTTGTCTTTGCGCGATCCATTGCCTGCTGTTCCCGTTCGCCCTTCAATTCGTAGTATGCAGCAAAATGCACAAGCTCCGCATCGGTCAGTTCCGTGCGAAGCCTGCTAAGCGTCATTCCCAACTCGCAGCACAAGAAGAACTCAAAGTTGAGCCAACTGTCCTGCTTCAGTCGTTTTTTGCTTCTTCAAGGTCAGCCTCTTCACCAAGGCCAAACAAGAACAGCTCAAGCTCGTTCAATACAGACTCAGGCAACTGCCGTTGCAGCTTGGGAGCATCGGCAGAGGAAAACGCTTTTGAACCGTCCTCAAGCTCGGCCATTTGGCACAGCATCTGCGTGCTGATGTCTAATGCTTCTTCAGTGCCAGAAAGGCTTTGCGCTTTTTTACGGTCAGCGCGTGTGATCGGTTTGAAAAACAGATCTACAACTTTCTTGCCGTCAGCGTTTTTTAATTCAAACTTGCGGCGCTGGTTGAGATCAAATGCCCCAACCAGCAGATCGACGGTGCGATTTTGAGCCATTAAATAAAAGCTTGCGCTTAAATTATAGCTTTATCACTGAAGGTTGCCGGTGATAGTACCGCTAGTGACAAAATTG